GGAAATGTCTCGATTGTTAGAATGTTGGAAAAAGGGAGAACGAGCCTATCCTGTTACCACTGCTACACTGAAGGATGAACCCACACCTCTTAACAAAGAGAAGGTGCGAGTTTTTCAGGCTTCAGCAATTGCAATGGGAATGTATATCAGGAAGTATTTTCTACCCGTCGCAAGGTTTCTCGCCTTGCACCCACTCGAATCTGAAAGTGCTGTTGGAGTAAACGCTTTCAGCAAGCAATGGCATGAATTGATGGCGCATGCAAACAAGTTTGCGGCTGACAAGAAGGTGATTGCTTGGGATTACTCGAAATACGATGTTCGAATGAATTCCCAGGTCACCATTGCTGTTTGGCTTTCTTTTATTGAACTTGCAGAAACCGGAGGATACAAATCCGAAGATTTGCAGATCATGAAGGCAATGATAGCAGATATTGTTCATCCATTGATTGACTACAATGGCACTATGATTATGGCTTACAACATGAACACTTCCGGCAACAACATGACTGTCAATGTGAACAGTACAGCGGGATCCTTTTATGTCAGACTTGGTTTCTTTGATGAATTCCCTGACGTGACGGATTTTCGTTCAAAGGCTGCTGCACTTACCTATGGAGATGATTTTAGAGGAAGTGTGCATCCTGATTACCGGAAGTTTGGTTTCTTGTCTTTTAAGAAATTTCTTGCCAAACACAACATGAAAATAACATTGCCCGACAAATCTGATGATGAAGTCGATCACATGGATGATGAAGATGCTGATTTTCTTAAAAGAAATTCAGTTTTTATTCCTGAGATCGGTATAGACATTGGAGCGTTGAGCAACGATTCGATCATGAAGAGTTTGCACGCAAATTTGAAATCCGAGACAAAACCATTGGCCGTGGCAGTGAACTGTATTGAGACAGCTATGCACGAGTGGTTTGGACACGGCAAGGAAGTGTATGAAGACAAGCAACGGAGAATGAAGCTTGTTTGTGAAGACATGGAATTGCCTGTTCCAGCCGTCCACATGACGTATGATGAGCGCGTCAAGAAGTGGATCGAGAAATACGATGCTCACACGCTGTAGTTACCTAGATGCATTAATGGGACAGCACAATTTTGTATATTTTACATGTACGTTGATTTAATGCATGATCAACACCCAAAATTTTTCCTTTCATAAATTGGAGTTTATTGGGCGCCTCGAAGTCAAAACGCCCTATTTACAGTTCGGTGGATACTATAGTTCCACAAGCGTTGGATGACGCGGCAAACGGTGTTTGGGGGATGTTCATTTCAGTCACTGCGTATGTATTGTATGCAGTTTTGAAAGATTTGAAATCTTCTAACTGCCTAGTTACATTGGAACAGAATATTCCTGAAGAGGTTAGACCTCCAGAGGCCAAGCCTCTAGAAGTAGAACCTCAAGCTGATGAAGTATTCTTGCCCAAAACAAACCACATCGGATCCTATCCAGAAGGTGATGACAGAGTCCATATTGTCAAGATGAGTGACTCTGAATGGTTTGCATACAGACGCTGGCGTGACATGAAGGCACGCACAGTCCCCCAAGCTGAAGATGTCCCTACAACACACATGGACACTCAGCCAATCAGTATGGGTCCTGGAGCCCACACTGAACAAAATGTGAAGTTCGTTGATACACACCCAGGGTACATGTTGGAGGAGAAATCTTCCTTTGACCCCGTCCGTGATCACGCACTCGAATCTGACGCAACACTTGATGAATTTTTCAAACGTCCCATCAAGATTGCGAGTTATGATTGGCCAGTTGGTGGAGGTGGACTCCATCAACAGTTCAATCCCTGGTCACTCTATTTTGAGAACCCTCGAGTGATCAATAGGATTTCGAATTACAAACTAATGCGTTCGAAACTTCACATTAAAGCTACTATTTCTGGTAATGGCTTCCATTATGGAAGATGCGTTCTTACGTATAATCCGTTCCCAGACAAGGACACATTGACGGTTGACAGAACATTTGTCGAGCCTGATTTCGTAGCAGCTTCACAGCGTCCCCACATCTATTTGGACCCTACCAATTCACACGGTGGAGAACTTCTTTTACCGTTCTTTTACTACAAAAATGTGATGGATATTACTGTTTCAGATTGGCAGGATATGGGAGAACTAGTTCTCGCAGATCTGCAAGGTTTGAAACATGCAAATGGAGCATCTGATACCGTGACGATCAATATTTTCGCATGGGCTGAAGAAGCTAAATTTGCCATTCCTACTCACCAAGAGCCCAATACTATTGTTGCTCAAGCTGATGAGTATGGGAAGGGACCGATCAGCAGGATTGCTGGAGTTGTTGCTGCCGCAGCAGGCAAGTTGACATCCATACCACCGATTGCGCCTTTTGCAAGAGCTACTGAAATAGGAGCAACTGCAGCAGGCGCGTTGGCTACACTATTTGGATACAGTCGACCAGTCATGTTGGAACATTGTCAATACAGGCCAAACACAAAAGGTAGCTTTGCTGTCACTAATGCATCGGATGATGTCATGAAGTTGACAGTGGACCAAAAACAAGAATTATCAATTGACCCTCGAACTGCAGGCCTCGATAATGTTGACGAATTAGGAATCAACTACATCGCAGGCCGTGAAAGTTACTTCACCCAATTTCCTTGGACTGTGGGCACTGGAGACGAGTCGTTATTGTATAATTGCGTTGTTGACCCCGGAATTTTCCGCACAAATGGATCAGAGTATCACTTACCTGCAGCAGCTTTTGCAGCTTTACCTTTCAGATTTTGGAGAGGATCGATGAAGTTTCGCTTTCAAGTTGTGTGCAGCAAGTACCACAAAGGTCGGCTGAAAGTCGTGTATGATCCTGCTGGAACCGCTGGTTCTACGGCAGAGTATAATACAGCTTACACTACCATTGTGGATATTGCAGATACCACTGATTTCACAGTCACGGTTGGCTGGGGTCAAGCAACATCCTATCGTCCATCTTTACCAATAGCTTCGCTTGCTGAAGGTAATTTCACTAACACCACGGCACTTAGCTATGATTCGAGCAGTGCAACTTACGGTAACGGAACCATTGCGGTTTACGTTGTCAATGAGCTCACTGTTCCAGATACGACGATCAACAACGATATAAACATTAACGTGTTTGTCTCAATGGGCGACGATTTCGAAGTGGCAGTCCCTGACTCTGGCAATATGCATAGACTCAGGTTGACCAACCAATCAAATCTAGTCCAACCACAGGCTGAAGAGGTATTGCCTCAGGCAGCCGAGGGTCCCAATAGCGGCGATGAACAAGATCGAATGGATTCTAAGCCACATCATGCAACAAATATTAATACCATGAGTGCGCTTACGACATTATCGGATCAAACGAACCACATTCATTTCGGTGAAAGTATTCGTTCGTTCCGGCAATTGTTAAAGAGATATACGATCCACGAATTGCCCCCTGTTGTTGGGACAACAAATGACAAGATAGTTCATAACTATCGTCGTCATGTGCTACCTTTCGAACCTGGATACACAAATGATACCTCGACATTGTCTACAACTGTCAATGCAGGCGTCACGGATGATGAGTATGTTTATGGGTATATGACATTGCCTCGGTATTTGTCATGTGCCTTTGGGGGTTGGAAAGGAGGCATGCGTTATTGCTGGGATTTCACGAGAATAGACTCAAATACCACTCTCAGAAAAGGATTCAGTATCGTTTCTGTGAGTAATGAGGATGCTTTCAATACGCCCTTGAACAGCACAACTGTCTTAAATGACACTACAACAGTTGCTGGGAAAGGCACACAAATTTCAGCCTTGAACGCTTACCAAGGATTCAGTGGCATGACAATGCAATCTGATCTAATCAATCCTACCGTGAATTTCGAAGCTCCTTACTATTCTGAGTATCGATTCACCCCCGCCAAGCAGCGTGTGAGATACAACACTAAACTGTTTGGCATGCCCATGTTCCGAGTGGCCCACTACGGCGAGAAAGGCAATACGAGCGATTCTGTAACCTCGTATGTCGCCGCCGCAGAGGATTTCACCTGTTTCATGTTCCTTGGAGCCCCGATTTTCTATTATGAAGGGTCTCCACCTTTTAGCTAAACGGCTGAGCCGTTTGCAACTACGACCCAAGAGCCTGGGTCACGGCGAAGTACGCTTTGTCGTTGGCGATTTCTTATGAATTTAATACGCACTTATTTAGATTCTGACGAGAGATCGTCAGATGAAGGCTTTAAACACCTATTTTTCCGTTTTTAGCCCCCGAAAGGGTTTCATGTGCTCAATTTCATGAGGTCGCCAGAATGTACATAGTGCACTCTATAGAAGAAGGTCACATCTACCGTTGGAC